TCCGGTAAAGAGAGATGGGAAGAACTTGATGAACATTATAAGGATATTGAAGAACGATATAGAGAGCAACTCGAAGATAGTTGGGATGCTGCTGAATGGTAGCCGTCAAATTGCCTACAACATCCATTTTAACGCACTCTTAATAAAAATCAACCACTTATGACACGCAAACAAGAACTCATAAACCAGTTTAAAAAAGAACTCAGCCTGCGCAACTATGCAAACAACAGCATAGAAACCTATGCCAGTTATCTGGGAATGTTCTTCAATGCTATGTATGGAGCGCCGAAGCCGCTGCCATTACAAAACATAAAAGATTTTCTGTTAAGCATCACCAACATGAACAGCAGGGCAATTTATGTAAACAGCATCCGCAACTTTTACAACCTGGTTTTAAAAACACCCCTCAGCCTTGATGATATACCCTACCCACGCAAAACCAGTTACCTGCCGCAGATAATGAGCATACAGGAAGTGCACAGGCTTATAAATGGTACCCAGAATATTAAGCACCGGGCAATTCTGCAGCTAATGTACAGTTGCGGCCTGCGCATAAGTGAAGTACCGGAGATTGAATGTAATAAACAGGTTTGCCATATAGACAGCGACCGCAAAACCCTTCTGGTAAAAGGAGCCAAAGGCTTTAAGGATCGTTATGTGCCATTGCCTTTACAAACAATCAACCTTTTAAAAACTTACCGCAAAGCAGATCCAGCGGGTAAGTGGTTGTTTATGGGGCAAAACCAGCAAAAGTATTCGGTGCGCAGCATCCAGCAGGTATTTTACCAGGCAAAACAAAGGGCTGGTATTTATAAAAAAGTTACACCCCACAGCCTGCGGCATAGCAGGGCTACACACTTGTGCGAAGGCGGCCTGGATATTTATAAGTTAAAGGAATTTTTGGGCCACAACAATATTAAAACCACAGAAATTTATTTGCACCTCAGTAAATCTGCTTTGGTTAGCAATACCGAAATGGCCGATATGATCATTGCGCAAGCCTTCTTAAATAAAGAAATGAAACTCGAATTTGCCCACGCATAATAAAACCAATAAAATGGAACTAACTAATTTTAAGAAAGACAGGAAGCACAGAAAGCCAGCCATAGATATGAGCACCATGGTATATGGTAAACTGCCGCCGCAGGCAAAAGACCTGGAAGAAGCGGTACTCGGTGCCATAATGCTGGATCGAAGTGCTTTCGATGTGGTGGCCGAAATATTAAAGGCAGAATGTTTCTATTTAGATGCACACCAGCGCATTTACCGCGCCTTTCAAAGCCTGGCACAAAAGAGTTTGCCAATAGATATTTTAACCGTTGTGGAAGAACTTAAAATAAGCGAAGATCTTGATATAGTTGGCGGTGCCTATTATGTTACCAAGCTTACCAATGCCGTAGTAAGTACCGCCAATATAGAGCCGCACAGCCGCATCATCCTGCAAAAATTCATCAACCGGGAGCTGATCCGCATAAGCGGAGAAATAATGGCCGATGCATACGATGAAACAAACGACACATTCGATCTGCTCGACGATGCCGACCGCAAACTTACAGAGCTTACCACCGGCACTTTAAAAAGCACTTACACCAGTTTAAGCAGCGCCATCGCCATCAGTATTACCCGCATGGACGAGCTAAAGGCACTCAACCGCAGCATTACCGGCATACCCTGTAACCTGCTGGAAATTGATAACCTTACACACGGCTGGCAAAATACCGATCTTATCATACTTGCCGCAAGGCCATCGGTAGGTAAAACCGCCTTTGCCTTAAACATAGCCCGCAATGCAGCCTTAAACAGTCTGCAGCCGGTAACCGTAGGTTTTTTCTCCCTTGAAATGAATACCACACAACTGGTAAACCGCATGCTGAGTGCAGAAAGCGGGGTATGGCTCGAAAAAATAAATACCGGCCAGTTAAACGATTTCGACCGCCGCGAACTTTTTGAGAAAGGCGTAAGAATAATGGAAGGCGCATCTATTTTTATTGATGATACACCCGCCCTCTCCCTCTTCGACCTGCGCACCAAGGCCCGCAATTTAAAACGCAAAGAAAATGTGGGCCTCATCATTATAGATTACCTGCAGCTGATGAGCGGCGAAAGTGGCAAAGGCAACCGTGAGCAGGAAATAAGCGCCATAAGCCGCGGCCTTAAAGGGTTGGCAAAAGAATTGGAAGTGCCCATTATTGCACTAAGCCAGTTAAGCCGTGCCACCGAGCAAAGAACCGGCGAAAAGAAAATGCCGCAACTGAGCGACCTGCGGGAAAGTGGCGCCATAGAGCAGGATGCAGATGTGGTGATGTTTATGTACCGCCCGGAGTATTACGATATACAAAACACAGACATGGGCGAAAGTACCCTGGGCGAAACACATATAAAATTTGCCAAGCACCGCAACGGCACACTGGCCACCATAAAACTGCGGGCACAATTAAGCATTCAAAAATTCTTTAATTGGGATGGCCTGCAGGATATAAAACGCGAAATAAACCAGAAGAGCTGGATACCCGTAAGCTCTACATTTAATAACAAAGACGAAAATGGGGAATTTATTTTTTGAGCCCGGCAGCGGGAATTCTATGAGGCTTGGGTTGCGTCGCACTCTTTTACATTAGGAAGTGATGCGTCATTGCGAGGAACGAAGCAATCTCCTGGCAAAAAATAAATAGCCGGATTGAACGCACGGCAAGGTATTGCTTCGGAGGTCTCGCAATGACGATGCAGTATAAGTGAGTGACACAACCGCCGATGCCCAAAGAAACAAATGCTGGAAAACAAAAGAATTTTTTAAAAATGTACGGCAAGCCTTTTACAAAAAAAGAAGATAAATTTTTACGGGATAATTGCAATAACCCCAATATCAGCTTAAAACAAATGAGCCGCGATTTAAAACGCAGTGAAGGAGCTGCAAGGCAGCGAATGGTTATTCTTGGATTGGTGCGGCCAAAAGAAATAACTGAAAAATTTAAACAACAAAACGGGTTTAAAAAAGGGCAGGTAAGCAGAAATAAAGGGTTAAAACAAGCCGAATACATGAGCCCGGAATCTATTGAAATATGTAAAAAAAGCCAGTTTAAAGCCGGGCATTTACCACACAATACCAAATACAACGGCCATGAGCGGCTTACGAAAGATGGCTATATAGAAGTAAGGGTGAAGCCGGGCAAATATGTGCACAAACACCGGCTTATTTATGAGCAACATTTTGGTAAAATACCCAAAGGCATGATTGTAATTTTTGCAGATGGCAATTCTGCAAATTTTGAGCCTTCTAATTTGAAATGTATCTCCAGACAGGAAAACATGAACAGGAACAGCATTGCCCGTTTCCCCAAAGAACTGATAAGGGCTATAAAAATAAATTCAAAACTTAAAAAAAGAATAGATGAGTACCAAAAACAAACTGAGCGATCTTAATAACCACTTATTTCTTCAGCTTGAAAAACTGAACGATGAAGACCTTGATGGCAAAGCCCTGGAAACAGAAATAAAACGGGCCAATGCCATCAGCAGCCTTGCAAGTAATATAATTGGCGCAGCAAAAGTAACCGTTGATGCAATGAAGCTTTTAAATAAAGGCGATTTTGATGAAAGCAAGCTGCCATCCATTTTTACCGAACAAAAGCAGCTAACCGCAAAATAATGAACTGGACTGAAAAACATATTGAACAGCTAAAGCGGGATGGAAAAATTAAGGGTTTTGCTTTTCATAAAAAGGCCGAAAAATATTCCCAAAAACCGGGTAAAAATATTCCACAACAATCGTTGCAAAATATTCCGGCCCGCAGCAAGGAAAAAGACTGGCTTGCCTGGAACCTGATGTATTGGGCAAACGAGCATGCACTTTCTTTTGAAACTGAGTTTCAGTTTGATGAAAAAAGGAAATGGAAATTCGATTATTGTTTTCCGGGTATAAAAAACGCCGTGGAATATGAAGGCATTTTTAAAAAAGACAAAGGGAAAACAGGCCACAGCTCTATTACCGGCGTACTGCGGGATATTGATAAATACAATGCCGCCATGCTTCAGGGCTGGAAGATCATCCGGGTTACGGCAAAAGATTATAAACAGGTTTTGCAAAAACTTAATGAGCTGTATGGAGTATAAATACTTAGGCGACCGGCTTACCAATCCAAAATATAAAGGCGCTCCATGTTCTGCCGTGCGGCGCAGGGATGGCAAGTGCATTCGCGGTAAGAATGGGAATATGCTGGTAAGGTTTGAATCCTGCGAGGTTGTTGTTTTGGCAAGGCTTTTAAGAAAAAGGAAAATTCATGTATGACAAAGAATATGCAGAACAAACAAGACAATGTATCAATGCTATTGATGAAACGTACAGATAGCATTGCATACAACTCCCAAATTGCTAACCATCCATGATACAAGTAACTGAAATTCAAAAAGGTAGGTTTGGTATGATAATAAACGGCATTGAATGCGTTTTTATGCCAATGGAATTATTTACAAATAAAAGTTTCATGCCATTACCAAAGCATGTTCCTAAAAACAGAAGTGTACTGCATTGGTATGTTGGCGGGAAATATGTTTCCTATAATCAGATCAAAAAAGCAATAAAAATCGGTTCATTTAAAAAGTAAACAAATATTCCAATAATCATAAAACTTTCAAAAAGTTTTGGAATTACAGTAAAATAAATTAATTTTATGCAGGGAAATAAAACAACTTCTTACCATTGCCGCAGATGTGGCAGGAACTTACAAGTAAAAGGGAAGGTAGTTGTTGGGGAGATAAGTCTGAAATGCCGGGATAAAAAACTATGTGGGGTAATAAATTACATTTCAAAACAGGGAGTATTTTTAGAACCCCAGGAACAGATATATTTTAGTTAACATCGTGGCGTAGATTAACGGTAGATCATAGGGCCCATAACCCTACTGTGTGGGTTCAACTCCCGCCGCCGCAACAATTTTAAAATAATCTTAAACGCTTCTTAAAACTATTAATAAATCAGTTCGCGGCAAAGAATTGTGGCGGGCTATAAATTAAAACAATATGGCAAGTGGTTCAGAAAAATACGGCGGTATAAATGCAGGTCGCAAGGCAAGGGCAGGCAAAGGTCCGAAAAGTCCGGCAAAGCAAAGAAGTAAACCGACTAAATCAAAACCGCCAGCGGATTTTAGTAATGGTGCAAAAGATAACAGCGGCTTTTGATGGCTTTAAGTATAAAACATAAAATATTTGCTGATGAAGTTATCAAAGGCAGAACGCCGCAGCAGGCTTATGCCGCCGCATATCCAAAAGCAAAGCCTACAAGTTGTAGGGTAGAATCCTACAAACTCCTACAAAAACCAACAATTGACAATTATATAAAAGAGCAGGCCGGGAAAATAGCTGCATTGGCGCAAGGTAAGGCCGTAGAGGAGCTTAAAGATAAACTGGTTGCTGATACCCTTACCACAGAAGAAAAGAAACGCATTTTAGCTGATATAGCTACAGGGAAACTTCTTTATAAAACATACGAGCCTGTTTATGACGATGAAACAGGGAAGTATGGAACGAAACCTATTACAGTTGCAGAGCCTACATTAGATCAACGCATAAAAGCTATCGCAACGCATAATTTAATGGTTGGGGATAATGCCCCGACAAAAATAGCCGCCACAACCAAAGACGGCGAAGATGTAACCCCGTATAAAATAACCTTAAATCTCACATGAGCCGAAACGAAATAATCGCAAACCTTTTCACGGGCAAAAACTTCTGCGATTGCATAGGCAAGATGGAGCCGGAACATTTACGGGAAGATTTGAGGCAGGAGATTATTTTAATAATATGCGAATTACCCGAACAAAAGATAATAGAATTACACGAAAGTAAAGCACTGGAATTTTTTACAGTCAGGGTAATACTTAATCAGATTAAATCGAACACAAGCCCGTTTGCAAAGAAGTTCAGGACAATATACCAGGATTTTGCGGATCAGGAAATTGCCGACAATAACGATTTAGAAGAAAGAGAAATAAGGGGTTTACTCGCGGATGCGGCCTTAGATGAAATAAATAAACTGCACTGGTACAACAAAGGGCTGATTGAACTTTACCTAAAACATGGCAACTTCCGTGCTATTGAAACAGAGACAGATATTCCTTTCGGTTCTTGCTATAAAACAATAAAGAAATCGTTAAACCAAATCAAACACCGCGTTAAAGGTGAGGATAAACCGGTATTTACTAAGGCAGAATTACATTATATTCAAAATAATAAATCATGCAGTCTTACCAAATAATTATACTTGCACTTTCCTTTTCTTACCTGTGGGTAGATGTAATGAAAATGGGGTACGTTAAGCCATTCAATTGCTTTAAATGTATGTCGGGGTGGTTCGCGTTAATCATTGGCTGTAGTTGTATTGGCTGGCATGGTATTATTTATTTGCCGGTGGGATTGTTTGCGGGTTGTATTTATTCATGTGTAAAAATGAGATACTTGTAGCCTTATGACAAAAGAATATTTAGATAAAATTTTATATTATGCGGATGGTATGCTTTTCTGGAAAATAAAAACATGCAGGAAGGTTACACCAGGTAAGCGAGCCGGGGCATTACGGCCAGACAGGTACCGCCATATTAGAATAGATAAGAAATATTACCAAGAGCATATTTTGATATGGTGTATTTGTAAAGGAGAAATGCCTGCGTTGTTGATAGACCACGAGAATGAAATACGAGACGATAATCGAATTGAAAATTTAAGGCTTGCAACGAAATGCCAAAACGCAGTCAATACAAATAAATGGTCAACAAATACATCCGGGCACAAGGGTGTTTCTTTTAATAAAGCTTCTAAAAAATGGGTTTCATATATAAGTGTAAATAAAAAAATAAAGCATTTGGGAACATTTGAAACGTTACAGCACGCGGTTTCAGTGTATAAAAATGCAGTTAAAACCTTTCATGGTGAATTTGCTAACAAAAAAGTTCTATGCGCATAATCGCTTCCGTAAATAACAATTCAGCCCCGGCATACCACCGGGCAATAATGCCGTTGATGCTAATGGACGGGCCGGATGTGTATGTAACTAACAACTTACTCGAAAGCGATTTTGAGAAAGGATGCGATATTTTCATGTATAACCGTGTGCTGCCAGACCATGCTTTGCCAATGGTTGCAGAATTAAAAAAGAAGTACGGCTTTAAAATCTGCGTTGATATAGACGACCATTGGGAACTTGACCCGCACCATATTCTTTACGATGAATATAAGAAGATGGGTTTTGCAGGCAGGCAAATCGAGCAGATAAAGAACGCTGATTTTGTTTTTACAACTCATTCACGATTAGCGGCTGAGATTGCCCCGATAAATAAAAATGTTCATGTACTACCAAACGCCATTCCAAGGCAGGGGCAATTTGATATTGTTAAAAAACCTTTTCATGCAACCCGGATGTATTTGTTGACCATTTATTTGTATTGACTGCGTTTTGGCATTTATTTGCCGGTGGGATTGTTTGCGGGTTGTATTTATTCATGTGTAAAAATGAGATACTTGTAGCCTTATGACAAAAGAATATTTAGATAAAATTTTATATTATGCGGATGGTATGCTT